CTTTCAAGAGAAATGCTACTCAAACTGTTACTGCTGTTAGATCAGGTACTGTATCTCTTAGATCACACGGTGGTATGACTGGAGGGTTTGGTGACTGTACTGTATTCACCTATGAACTATTAAAGAATGGTACACAGATACATATAGATTCTCCTGCTGTTCAAGAGTGGAAGAGTATAGGTGAGAAACTACACGAGTTTACTATTGCTAAGGGTGATGATATTACATTTAGAATTGTTAGTATAGATCAAGGACATTACAATGGATCAGTAACACCAGCTTTCTCTCTAAGAGATGAAGGTAGTGGTGCTATCTTCTGTCAATGGGGTGTACAACTTACAACTATTGCTCAGAATTATTCTGCTGCACAACAAGGACAGCCTGTAGGGTCTACAGGACCCTGTGGTATCGTTGGTTCCTTTAGTCTATATGATTTAACTGATGCGTCTAACACCACCTCTGCGTGGAGTACAGGTGGCGGTCTGACTAATAATATACTGACTGTTAATAGTATACCAGGTGCATTTGGTGATGATAATGATGTTGATGATGATACTTCAGGTGTAATGGTACGTGAGATAAAGAATGGTTTATCAGTTTCTATACAGTATGAAGTTAATCCAGGACTGGTACAGTATAAAGTCCTTGGTGTCGTTGACCACGGGGAAGGAGGATATCGTACGGGACAACTCTTAAGGTACTATGTTGGTACAAATAAAGATACTGGTGAGAAGTTCTGGCAAGGTCTTCGTATTGATACTATTGATGGTACCAATTGTCCTACTACAGGTATTGTACAGTCACTATCCTTCCAGAGTATACTAGAAGACAATGAACTCAATCAGTATGGGTTACCACCTGCTAAAACATTGATGGTTGCTCAAGGTATACAATCATCCACTTACTATGATTCACATCTCAGTACACTAGCAGAACATTTATTTACTATTGATCTAAAGGACACTGCTGATTCTGTTGAGTCATTACGTGGTGAACCTTGTACGTTGGTACAATATTGGCAGAGGAAGACTGCTGCTGGTGAACCAGTTAATTTCTATCACGATGTTAGATTACCTAAGGGGTTGTATTCTATGAACTTTGTTGCTAGATTTAGAGCACAGTTGGTTTACAAACCTGAATTAACTAACACACCTGGCGTTCCAGAGAGTAGAGTAGGGTACACATTCAGTTGGTACTTGGATAGTATTATTGATTATGGTATAGGGTATGAGGATGGACAGGAATATGCCTTCGTGTTCCCAGACCCACAAGCAGGTGACTCTGACGGTACTATGATTGAAACTCCGTACTTCCCTAACAACCATTTACTCCCCTCTAAGATCAGAATTAAGAACGCAGAGACTGGTTACGTCACACGTACTGCTAAGTGGGGTATCTACGAGCAGTCGCATAACAAAAACTCTACTATATGGTATAGTAATATGAGTAAGGGCAAGACTGATCAGTTTAAAACTTACAACATTATTATTGATGACGCACAATGACAGGACAACGTGAAGCATTTTGGGATCGTCGCTTGGCAAAATCCCAAAGAGAACTCAAAAAGATTGCAAACATCCTCAAAAAACACGAGGATGATCCCGCTATGGTCAAGAAAAAGATTAAGAAAAACAAAAAGTATTTCAGAAGTGTACTCGGTGAGCTTGACCGCATCGACGGAACACTATATAATGTTAGTGAACAGACACACGAGGTAAATGTCAACCAAGGAACAGAAGCAAGCGGGTTGGACGATCCTGATGGAGAGTCTGCAGAAACCTGACAATAGACTCAGGAACTGTGCTCGCAACCAAGAATGTTATGATGAACTCTTACAGTACCGTGATGAGGTCGTATCATTCTGCCAAACTCGTTTAAAGGAGGTCCAAGATGATTAACTTAGATGAGAAGTTTCATAACTACTTGGAGAAAGGTGGCAAGACCTTTAGAATAGATGGTATCAATGAACCATTAACAGGTTATGGATATAACTGTGATGGAAGTGACATCATAGGGTACTGGGTTAACACAACCAATTATAAACTATTCTATAATTTGAATGAACAATTTATTAAAATGGAATCGTTGAATGGACTTGTTCCCAATAAAAATTCATCCTAAAGAGCACAAAAACAGTGAGATCGTTCAAGAGATTGATGATCTCATTTCTTTATTGAATGAGACCCAAGACTGGTCAAGCGTATCATATATGTCACCCAATGCTATGCAGGAAACCATTCACGGTACGCATAGTAAGCAGCATCTTTTGCAGCTGTTTAAGAAGCATTTAATGCCCAAGCTAACGAGTTTTCTTGGGGAAGCGATAGAAGAATATCTTGAGTCAATCAAACAGCCAATACCAAACTCTGCGAGTGCATACATAGAACCGTTGAAGGGTGGCTGGGAAATCAGTCAGTCTTGGATAAATATTTGTCCTTCAGGGAAGAAATTTGAACGTCATACGCACGCAGGTCAAATAATATCTGGTGTGTATTACCACAAGACTCGACCTGAACAGGGAGGAATTCTTTTTTATAACCCCAATCCATTTGCAAAGATGTGTCTCTGGGGAAGTGAGGAAGAGGGAATATACTTTGATCCTGTACCAGAATCTGTTATACTATTTCCGTCTTGGTTAGAGCACCAGACAGAACCTAACGGGACAGATGATCCTCGTTATTCCATTGCGTTTAATGTACACTTACCTTAAAGATCTATGGCAGCACCTAGAAACACAACCATCTATACGAAACCTGGTTGTCCTTTCTGTAGTAGGATTACAGAGTTATATAAGTTAAAAGGATGGCCGTACAAAGAGTACATCCTTGACAAGAATTTTACAAGAGAGCAATTCTATATGGAATTTGGACACGGTTCTACCTTCCCACAGTTAATAGTGGATGGGACGAACAGAGGTGGTTGTAATGAGACAATAAGTTACTTCAAGTCACAGCAACTTCTCTAAATAGAAACAGAATTGAGGTTCCTTTTTGTTGTCAACTGTACTATATGGAGAGACCGATGTTCGAAGAAATGATCCAGTCATTGTACACTTTCGCTCTGTTCGGAGCATTTATTTTAGGAGGACTAGTCTCTTGGTTAACTAAGGACTATGTTGATGCATACTTAGACAATGCAGCGTACGCTAAAGCGATTACGCACCCTGAAATGCTAGACGAACAAGGCAACGTTGATCAGACAGAGTTATTATACTTGTCATTCAACGAGCAAGATGATACAATAGAACTGGATGAAGATTAAACCGTCAATTTAATTATGAAATTATTAATCTCAGAGGTCCTTCAGAAAGCACATAGTGCTAAGACTAAGGCAGAGAAGATCAAAGTTCTTAAGGCGAACAACAGTCAAACACTGCGTTCTCTATTCATTTGGAACTATGATGACTCTGTTAAGTCAGTACTACCTGAAGGTGAAGTGCCATACCGACCTAATCCAGCACCAATGGGTACAGAACATACTCGTTTGGAAACCGAAGGACGTAAATTCTATTACTTTATTGAAGGAGGTGCTGATAACCTCTCAATGATAAAGAAAGAGAATATGTTTATTCAACTGTTGGAAGGTCTTCATCCAGAAGAGGCAGAAGTAGTTTGCCTTGTAAAGGATAAGAAACTACAGTCTAAGTACCGTATTACTAAAGCAGTCGTAGATTCTGCGTTCCCCAGTATTAATTGGGGTGGAAGATCTAAATGAAGATACTCAAAACTAATTGTAAGCCTGAGGATGCTCAGGATGCAACGCTACCTTACACTGCCTACCTCGTAGAGTATGAAGCAGAGGGTGAGGGGATATGCTATGATCTATGCATACCTCATACGCAGGTAGAGATGTTTGATTATTATTATGATAGATATAAAAAAGGTTTTAAAAACTTTAAACAATCTGATGGTAGAGTGAATCCAAACCTATGGCGAACCCAGACAGAACCCCCCAAGAAAAAGAGACGCAAGCGCAAGCCAGTGGAAGAAGAGGAGTAATGTACACCTATACTAAGGGTGTCAAGCCTCCTGAGCCTCCTGCTGAGGAACCTAAGGTTGAAGAACCTAAAAAGGAACCTGTTATGACTTCTGAAGAAGCAGGTAAAGCTGCTGCTTCATTGTTTCTAACTCCTTTAGTTCTTATGTTTGTATGGAACTGGAGTGTACCTGCAATCTTTGGGTTGCAAACACTAAATTATTTACAGGCATTCTGCCTGATTGTTATTGGTAGGTGCTTTAAGAACGACTAAATTATGACAAAAGTATGCCTCGTTTCCGTCACTCCTGACGCTGAAAAAACTATAGGATACATCGCAAGAGTATCCAACCCTAAGAACCAAGAGAACCCTAACGTGGCTAAACTCTTGAGTTATTGTATCGAACACGGTCACTACTCTGTGTTTGAGCAAGCCCATATGACCCTAGAGATCAACACTACTAGAGGACTAGCAGCACAGATCTTAAGGCATAGAAGTTTT